CAAAATGGGATTTTGCAGCGCAGGTGTAGCTGCATGCCCATTGTGTGTATCATTGAATTCAATCGTGTAGATTTGATTCGTCAATGAATTTGAAGCATTTTGTGGAATGATTAAATTGTTGTTAACATATCCGTTCACTGCTCGTAAGCGTGTAACGGACATCAAAGGCAACGCATGATCCAATGGTCTTCCTTGCCAAAGGTACATTGCCTTCCAACGCAAACTGCCACGCCATCCCGCAAAACATGGCATCAACCAATTAATCAACGTCATCGGAACAAAATTGAAATTGGCGAAACCATTTGAAGGATGTATTGCATCTGGGGCGTACCCTCGATACAATGGCAATGCGGGTGCAATGTTACTGTTTATAAACATCTCCGTCGGAACGTCAATAATATAACAATTCGCATAATTGTAGCGTTTCATCATTTGTCGAAAACTAGTAATTTGCTCCCCAAAGAAAACATGGTATGTAGGATCGCTTGTATCGATCTCAGTTCCCATAGTTCTCAATGCATTGTCATGCTGTGGCTTTGAAGGTTCAGTTGTATCTTCCATATCCCCTTGTTCATCTGCCATCTGTGGTACGATAGCAGATAAGGAATCTACATAATCCGTCACGCTCGATGGGTCCTCCCCTTGTGGTTGAACTGCTCCCTCTGCTGGGGGTGTATTGTCAAACCACTCATAGGACTGAACATTGAACGAATCCGGAGATGCAACCTCCAAATCGTGAACTGATGTGATGACATTCACCCGCACATCATTGTTCACATCGGAATTTGGCGATGTGAGTTCATTCATCACCAAAACCCTGATAACTCCGTTTGCAGAAGAGTTACCAGCATCCCCAATAAGGCCTGTGGAAAAGGGCAAAAGAGAACTAAACCACACACCCGTTTGGGAGAAGTGTTCGGGTGCACCCCAACCAATCTCAATAGTGAAATCCTTCTCGTCTGCAATGTCAACAATGTGATTGTAATTCACATTATATTCATTTGTAGCAAAACCATACGGATCCCACACAATTCTTAAGCGGCCTTTGTGATATTGAGAGGCAACAATTTGAAATCGAAATCTCACTTTGCATCTCCAAAAAGCAAATGGCAATACTGCTAACGCTGAAGGCGTCATTGCAATTGCACCACCTGGATCATTATCCCAAAGTAAAGGGGTAACCCGAGACGACCAAATAGTCGTCTCTGGAGCCGCAGCAATCGTCCAAGGGAAGAACGTTAAATACGACTCGCGTGCTGCCAAATCACATATCATCAACTCTTCTTTGCCGTCAAGTCCTGTAACTCGCGAGTCAATCGTGAGCTCTTGCTTAGCGTCAACAGTAAGTTTGTGACATGCGTCGCCAACGTTGGTTGTGGCCAATTCACCACAATAACGCGGGACATATTTTTGTATATCCTCAATTATTGCCGGACGAGAGTACCCAAACAACTTGGCTATGGAAGCTACACCACTGGCAGCCAATTCTGTCGCTCGTGCATACAAACCAATGTACGGAACGTCAGTAAGTCTACCGGCCACTCTAGCGACTGCACTCGCAGGAGTGGATATAGGTGTAGAACCATATTCATCGGCCATCTGTGGCACAATAGGATCTTCTCCCA